CCGTCAATCACTTGGAAAGTCAAAGTTTCAGTGTGCTGTGTAGTGCCACTAACTACAGCTTTAATATCCATCTGACACAGCCCTAAAGGCCAAGTTGCAGTGCTTGCACTAGATTTAATGTTCAGCCACCCTTTCTGTGTGCTTTGGCTTAATGCAGTACAAGTTAATGTGGCCACAGTAGCACCATCAGCCAGAGCTTTAACCTGTGAAGTGAAGGTATAACCTGTAAGATCAATTGCACGGCGCACATCATCTGGTGGATATTGCAGGGCTTCATCCATATCAACTAGCTGAAGATTTAAGTTGAAAGTGTCACCACGCTTAAATACAAAATTGCTCATAAGTGATTCCTATAGACATAAAAAAACCACCGATGAGGTGGTAGTGATTAAGACATAAAGTACCTCTCAAAATGGAGGTCTCATAATTCAAATTAATTAATATCTAGGTTTATATCTCTTGTTTCCTCCACTCGTAATACAGTAGTGCCCACCTCTAGGACCCACGCAATAATCCACCACAGCACATGAACAATCACTATCGTAGTAGGTTTTTTTCTGTTTTCTTTCAGAATGATGAGGATGAGATTTTAAGGCCTGATAATTATTTGACGTGGTTGATCGAGACTTTTGTTTAAAACAGCCATCCGTTTCACATAATAGCTTTGTTGATAACCACTGAGGTGATGAGGAATTTAAGGAAATACGTGCCCAGTTTCCTTTCATCTCATAAATATCAACTTTTTCCCCACGTCCTAACTTTCCTACTACTTGACCGTTTGGTTTATCTCTAATATTTAAAGAATTAGTGTTGATATATTTTGATTCGATAACTTCCTCTACTGCACTCTGCGCATTTTCTGAGTCTGAAGTTTGTTTTGGAGAGTTATCATTGCCTGAACCAAAAATCCCTAAAGCTACTAATCCTGCGGCACCCCAGCCTAAAGTTGATTTTTTCATGTTTTACCATTTGTTATAAATTTCCATTACTGTAACAGAATGTAATCACAAATGATAATATGCTGAGGTCATTAAAAATAATCGCCTTGCAGTAGCTTTTTCTTGAACTCAAAGCTCATTATCTAAATCGACACTTACTCCAGTAACAACGTTATGTTTAGGCCCTCCGAGACTAACAACATTAGCCAAGCGTATATTCACATCAGAAACACATAGCTTGTTTTCAGATTGCCATTTGCTCAACTCAACAGACATAACATCTTCAAGATGCCGTTCCAGTTCTTGCCGTTTAATTTCGATTTCTTCTAAAGTCAGCATACATGACATATCAATTCACCTTGTACCCAATGCTCACATTATACTGAATGAAATCAGCATCTTTACCCGCATAAATAGATTGGCCATTCAAACATTCTAAGTGTTCGATTGTGAAATATTCAAAATGAGCCAGCAATGCATCGCTTAGAACCGTTACGGCCTTCTCTCCAGTATGTAATCGGTCAAAGCATTGGATCATGATATTACCGGTACGGCGTGTACATGGCTTATCTGCAATGCCTGAGGTAAAACTCGGGCCACCTGCAATCGTTAAACGGCACCATACACCTTTTGTTGGAACAGTAAAGTCAGGTGCATTTGGATACTGAATCCGTTCTTGAGCAATACCCGTAAAGCTTTGCATGCGATCAATAATAGCTTGCCTTGTCTGCTCTAAAGTCATTGCCATTTTAGCCACCGTACTTTTGAGAAATAAAGTTAAACGTGAGGCCATAAATACCTTGTGGTGCTTGATCAGACCAGCCGTTTTCTAAGCGCGGTCCATAAGCTTTATTGTTCTGGATATAAACCAAATTACCTAACTTAATCTTCATTGCCTGAATCGCTGCGTCGTTAATAGGGTTTGTTTCAGGTTCACGCACGCCGAAATCAGCAGATCCAACCGAAACAATATGTGAAGCACGGTATGCTCCAGTATCAACAGGACTTAAATTAACTAAGGATTGCACAGTATCCATAACAATATGCTTCACCTGGTCTTCTGCTGCTTTAGACACATCAAAACTAAATTCAGTTGGCTTTTTCCCCTTCCATCCCATCATTCACCTCGCTTTCTTCATACATTTTAAAAAGGTCTTGAGCGATCGCCTGAATTGAATAAGCTTCAAACTCAGAGCTCGGTTCTCGTTCACCCATGAGCTTTTTAATCTTTTGCCAGACATGAACAGCTTCATGTAAAAGCAATCCATAAACTTGAATTCGGTCTTTATCCGCCGTATCACCAATTTGGACGATTGCATATGCACCATCAGAAAAAGTACTAACTTGCGCATCCGCTCCCATATCCAAAAATTGATCGGCCTTATCCATATCTTCAAATAACAAATCCATGTGTAGTTGATTTCGAGCAAGCGTGTACTGCACATGTTGAAAAGGCGAGATATACCATTCAGGAACATAATCAGGATTAACCATTTTAGCCCCTACACTTTTCGAAGCTGACATTTCCAAATAGTATTAGCTGGATCCTGTTGAATATTAATTACCCGGAATGAGCCTAAGGCAGTTAACCATTCATCTTCAATTTTTGGAGTCATAGTTACTTCATTTTGAAGCACGGTTGCCTTTTTATCCGTGGCCAGTACTCCAAGTGTTTGGATCTCATATTGACTGTATGAGCCAAACAGAACGCCACGGCCAGAATAGTTTTCTTTAACTTCAACATAAGTTTCAGTTTTAGGATCCCAATTCGTTTTAGAGATCCGCTCACATGTAAAGGTATGAATGGCATCTGCTAAATCATCATTAAATGCTTCAGCAATGTCTGCCTGAATTTCGTCACGTAAGCCCATATCATGCCCTGTAAAGTGGTATGCCAAAGCCATTAAAACTTGCATTTGGATCTTTCAAATCAAGTGAATCAATAAAATCAATTGCTATCTGTTCAAAGCTAGAGATTGCTTCAGATCCGTCTTGAAATTCTTTTTCTGACTCAACAGAATCAGCCTTAACTTTCTTACGCTTCAACTGCTGCTCTTTGCCGTTATAAATTACTTTGGCCAGAATTCCTTTGATAATTTCACAAGCCGCGTCCTTAAGAAGTGGATCAATTGGATCTGGTACAAAACCAATTCTGTTTTTCATCCACACATTTGCCAGCTTCACCAGACGAGCCTTATCACTGTCTGGTGCAAAATCGCTGCCCAAAATTGAATTTGCGTCATCTACAGTAATAAAGCTCATTGCATTATTCCTTCGGGATTAATTTTAGAAGTTCTGCTTTTGTTGCAGACGGCTTGTAACCAATGTTTTTACTAGCCAAATATTCTTTTAATTGATCATTTGACCAGTTTTCAAAATCATTAGCTGCCGTTTCTGTAGCTGAATTTTCTGCCGCTTTTCCAGCTTCTAATTCAGCAATACGTGCCTGCATTGCAGGAATATCGTTTTTAAAAGCTTCAAATTCAGCTTTAATACCGAGAACTTGAGCTTCAGCATCTTTGAGAGCTTTATCTGCTAAGACTGCTGCATCTTTTAAGCGTGAATTCTCAGATAACAATTCTGACTGGTTACCACCGGCCTGCTCTAAGATGGCAATTTTCTGCTTAAGCTGAGTGTTTTCTTCAACTACCTTTTCACATTCAGCTTTTGCATCATCAATCACAGCTTGAAGTTCAGGGGTGACTCCTACCTCGACATTTACCGTGGCCATAGTCGTTTTTTGTGGCTCTTCCAACTTACGAACTTCAACTGGAACTTCTAAAGATTCGTAATCCTTTTGAATCTTTGGATAATTACCGTAAATAATTACCTCTTTTGCTTTCAGATTTGGGGTTTCATAATAGTCAGGGTTAGCAATAATGCCCGTCTCTAATGCAGCAGCTGCTGCAATGCGTGTATAGATAATCTTCATGGCGCTTTTCTCTTAATAATAAAAAAGAGGGCTTATTAGCCCCCTTAGATTTTAATTTTTAGGTTTTAACCAGTTGTCGCTGTACCCGATAAATCAAGTAAGGTACCTGCTGTCATTTTGTTGCTGGTTGCATATTTGATCCAGTTAGCGCTTGAACCAAGTAATGTAAGGTCAGGATTTTCACCTTTCGATGTATCCCAACTATAACCAAGAATATCTAGGTTAAATGCACCTTCAGCACGCATACCGATTGCTAAGTTTTCTTCATCATTGATGTCATAAGCTCGGAAGCCCGGTACTTGTGATTCAGTTACAGTGACAGCGCCATACTGCAAACCAAAAGCATCGTTATCCCCTACAGCATCAGTCACCAAGACTGGCTTACCTAATGTACCGGGTAAACCACCATAGATAACGATTTCAGATTCACCATAAATTTGCTTAGTGATTGCATCATCGACAATATCGAAATATGTATCTGAGTTCATCACCCATAAACCAATACGGCCAAACTTATCACCAAACTTTCGCATACCACGAGTTAATGCTTTGCGGCCGTCAACAACGATACTCCCTTTCGCAACCATGTCGGGATTGCTAGAAATAGCAGCTTTTAAAGAAGCTAAGCTGTACTCTAAACGTCCTGCAACCAATGCATCTGCAAGATCGTAACCAACAACCATAGCAAATTCTTCTGGTGTACGAGCACGGCGCTTAAATGCCTCTTCAGTTGATGCATAAGGACCATATTTATATGGAATTTTTACACCTACAGACTCACCTGCACCGATTTTTTCCGGAGTTACTTTTGCATTGGAGTTCACATCACGATGTTTAATGCTACCACCAACTTTGTAGAATGCATTTTTATTGAAGTCACCTTGAATGATTTCATTACGATAAATAATCGCACCATTGGAAGCTTCATTAAAGACATTCAAATTGTCTTGTAAACGTTCTAAATACGCTGTTTGGGCCAGTTGGTTGTAGATGATCATGTTGGAATTAACTGTCGTAGTCATAACTACTTTTCTCCAAATATTTAATGATTAGTTCGGTAGTTTTAGGAAGGCATCATTGCCATGTTCTTTGATGTAATCTGCTTTCTGAGAAACAGACATTTCACTGCGTTTCATTCCTGTAGGTGCTCCACCTTTGCCCCCACCTTGAAAACCGCCACCAGTTCCTTTACCACCTTTAAGAATTAAGTCTTTATGCTGGTATCCACCAACCAATGACTCTAAAGCTTCATCAACATTTGCAAGTTCACCCGGGCGGACACGTGAATAAATCTTTTCGCCGTTCGGATCATATGCAACCACCTTGCCTTCTTCGATTTTGAAGTGATGACCAAAGGTTGCCTGAACCATGTCCACAGGTACTGCAATGTTGTCTTGAATGTACTTAGAACGAGCAAAACCACCGCCGATAAGTTCTTTATGTAAAGAGGCTTCTAGAGCATCACGTTGCTCAACAATCGGGGCATATTTTTCCTCAACTGCTTTGATAGCTTCAGCTTTAACTTTCTCAACTTCACCGGCATCCACCAGCTTTTTATCGTCGAGATTTTGGATTGTTTGTAATGCCTTTTTAGCTGCCGCTGGGTCTTCAATTCCTTCAAAAGCTTTTAATGCTTTTTCGGCTGCTTCTTTGGCTTCACGATGTGTTTTAGCTTCATTGTTTAAACGTGCAATTGTTGCTACCGAATGAGGTGCATCATGTGGCATTTCTTTGCCGTCATCATGAATATAGATCGGCTTATCACCGTCTACTTCCGCATAAACTTTACCGTCGATTGTTACTGTTTTAAGTTTCATTGGTCATCCAACCTATATATACAAAATGGGCATCCGCCCGGATTCGCCGTTAGCATCCGCTTTCGGCAGGCAATAAAAAAGCGCCCTTTAGGACGCTTCATTTCTATAAATGATTATTTACTTAAAGCTTGGCGTACAAATGCATCTTTTGCTTCAAGTAGCTTTCTTAATCCTGTGGATTTTTCAGGCCCGTCAGGAAGTTGCTCATCCATTTGCCGAGCTAAATCACCAATTGGCTTACTAACTTGCTGCAAATGTTCAGGTAAATGTTCATATTGGAAATATTGGATAATAGGGCTTGGCATTTTCTTCTCGCAAAAAAAGCACCCGAAGGTGCTATGGTTAAAAATTAAGTTCTATTTGATGAGTGCAATTGCTTTTAATCTTTCAAAAGTAAAACCATAAATTGCCATGGCTTGAAACCTTAATTTGAAGAAATGGCACCAGAATTCATTTTGTGCTCAGAATATATTGAGCATCTGACATATTGATTTGCTTTTCAGGCATTTGTAGTGCCTTTCGCTACGTTTCCTTTGCACTCCAAACCTTTTGTCTAGGTTCATCACCAACTAAGCGGATGCCTTGAGGACCACCTACATCAAATGTTGCCGTGATAGTCGCTGGACCCTCAAAAACACTACAATTCATTTTTACAGCGGTTAATCCAGCTAATGGAATACCTGTTTCCTCGTCACAAAGAGCAAGATGAGAAGATTTATCTGAAACTCTTTTAAGTACCAAATGTCTAACTTTTGATTCACTCATAAGCCAAACTCCATAAATGACAAAAGCGCCATTTGGGCGCTTATATAGGTGAAAATTGTGTCTTAAGTGAGTTTAGAATTACCTGTAATCGGCAATAATTACTCACAGTTAAATCCAGTTCCAACAAGGTCTTTTTTCAAATTTGAAACGAGATTTTGTTGTTCCTGCTGTTGTCCACTAAGATAATTTTTATCTAGAGTCTCTGCACCATCAATAGATTTATAAAGCTCTTTAGATTCCTCTAAATTGTCTTTTAAAAACGTGGTGAGGTTTAGTTTCGCCTGGGCAGCTCTACATAAATTATTTTTAGCTTCTAAACCTTGAGTAGCCTGTTTTACTTGACCAGTTGCAGGATCAAAAGAATATGCATTTGCCATTGCTGACTCCAAAGCTTCAGACAATCGATCATATTCTTTAAGATATTTTTGACTTGGTTCAGCTAAACAAGTGATGGAAATTAGGGTTAGACATACAAAAGCTATTGTTTTCATATTGTATAAATTCTGATGTTTTAAAAAATATAACATAAGAAAAATTACAGACCCAACTTTTTAAAAGCTTTTTCATCCAACTTTCTCAAATCATCTAAGCTATAGAAACGGCCTTCAGGATCAAAGAACTTATCAAAATCAAATTTCCCATCTTTATAGAGCTTAAAGCGCTTTGGCCCTAGCCACTCCCTTTGAAAGAAATCATCTGTTTTCTTAAAGAACTCTTTGAATGTGGTGTTTGCATCTAACTGTCCTATTAACTGGCTTCGCTCTTCTTTGGGGATGTCTTTAACTCTACGTTCGTCCATTACAAATGGCCGTTCGCCAACAAGTTGACCGTCCTTCTCGACCGGAACCAAGATACTGCGACAGTTAGGATGTAACGGCGGCACTCGCTTTGCCGGATCATTTATTTCCCACACTGAACCATCTAATGAAGCGCAAAGCTTAGAAGTTCGTCCATCTAAAACGCTAACAAATCGGACATATTCAAAGCCAATTTGGTTGAAGCTATTTAGATAGGCTTGATTAGCTACATGACTTCGCACAGTTCTTACCGTTCGCTCAATATCAGTTTTGGTACCATTTAAGATCCCATCTTCATAGTTAAGCCGTTTGGTACCACGAATACGCTGAACAATTTCTTGGTTAGTTTTGCCTGAATTAATACCATCTCGAATTGCATACTCAACCTTTTGACGGGCACTTTCAGCAATTCTTGAAAGCAGATCATCGACAAGAGCGCCACCTGCCAACGGAACTTTTTTAGCGGATAAGAATAGTTTTTCCCCATCAGGCTTATTAATTTTTGCTCCATAGAGCTTAGCTACGTAATTGGCCTCATAAACAGCCAGCGCCGTAGCAGAAACGGCAAAAGCTTCAGGTAATGCTAAATTAACACTGGCAAACCATTGGGCAATCAAATCCCTAATTTCCCTTAAATTTGAAGTTGTATATTTACCACCAGCTAAAGCAACTTTCTCCGACTCATTAAGCTCATCCAATAAATCCCGAAGCTTAGATAGCATCTTGCTCGTATCATCATTGAATAAAGCCAATAACTCATTTACCGTTTTTGATGAAGCACGATAAAGATAGGCCTGGTGCTGAGTGAGTACTTCAAATAGTTTTTTGATATCTGTTGCCATCTCACTCTACCTTTTGATTTAAAGTCCCATCTTGCTCTGCTTCAACATTCTGAAGCTCTTCTTCATATTTTTGTTTAGGGAACATACCTGTTTGGTTGTATTCCCACCATGATTTAAATGAAGATCGGCCTTGTAGAGCTGCTTCAAATAACTGTCGAGCTAACTCAGCTAAATAACCCTGTTTGTTAAATTCTTGACTGATTTCGAACATCAAATCATCTTTAGTTAGAACATCCACATTAGGCGTTACAAACTTAGCAGCCCATCGTAATGCTGCTGACAAGGCTTCATTCATATTAACGACACAGAGCGAAAGAACTGAATGCTGAACGGCGTCATCACTATTCGCTTCGGTAGCGGTCTTTTTACTTCCCGAGCCCTTCTCAATTAAACGCGCCCCCATCTCCTTCATTTTTTCCCACTTATCTTTCATCGCTTCCCGGGCAAGAGTATTAGGGTCGGCTTGTACAATTCCTAAACCACCATTTTCAGGTAAAGGCAAAAGTACTTTCGCTCCAATGTAGATGCCACGTTTCTTGGCTTGGTCATACCACTCCCAATTAACACCCTTCGCATAATATTGAGGTTGCCCCATATAAAAAACGGACTCTTGAAAGTCCGCACTGTCTCTGTAATGGGCTAAATTGAGATTAGCCAAAGGAAGTAATGGTGGCTTTTTAATCTCTTCTGAATTATCAATTGCACCTACAAATGTAAAAGGTATATAGGTCCAGAAATTCCCGTTGTAATCTGTTGGAAACTTCTTCTCTCCGCCAACCCAGTTACCCTTTTCACCCTTTGTGTACACCTGAACGGAATAAATATATTCCCCATTTCCCTCTTGCTCTAAACGAAGTACACGATATTGCTCTTGTTCGGTTTTACTAAATCCATCAGCACCGCGCTCAGACTTAAATTCACGTATAACCACTAAGCAAAGCTTTTTCTGGTTATCGATCATTACTGAATCCCAATTCACTACATCAAGGGCATTTAGTAAATGAATCATCGGATAGGCTTTTTGTGCTTTAAATTCCGCTAGATTACGAGCTGGCGGCACATCAGGATAATCTACATATAAAGCACAACGATAATGCTTCAATAAATGGCGAATTCCATTTTGAGCCAATTGATAAGTACTTAAACCAGCACCATTTGCATTACGTTCTAAATGAGCAAGTTCCGGAGGAAATTTAAAACTTGGATCGGTTGCAAAAGCTGCACCAACTAAACTATTTAATGTAGTCCCTGTTACTTCATAAAAGACTGCACGGGTAAGATAAGCCTCATAAGCGCTTTTATTTGCAGGTGATTTATCATGTGCATTTGGCATCGGCAAATATTTTTCACCTTTAGCCTTAACTGCATCTTCACCTTCACAAACATCATCAAGTTTTTGCCAGTATGGCAAGTTCTTAACATATTCAGCATGTTGAAAAGTTACATCACTCATCGAGCAAATCCCATATCAGCAAAGAAGGCTTCAAAACCTTCATGTAATTCATTAAACGCATCTGAAGCTGCATCCACTTGGTCGTCATGTGTGCCATTAGGAAAATGACGAAGCTCATCAATAAAATCCTTATTCCATTCACCTTTGAGCATTCGTACATTTCCTACGTTAACTTGGGCCGCAAATGGTTGTGCACGTGTAAGCTTGTCACCTGAAATTGGCTTAGCTATCACGCTATAACCCGCAAGAAGCTTCACAAATGAACTAGCTTGTGATTTACCAGCTTGACCGGGATCTTGTGGTAGACGCACAGAAACTTTTTTCCCATCTATTTTTGCTGTTTGTTCTAAGCGCTTATTCACATTGTCAGGTCCAAGCTGTCCTCTAGTTACATCGACAATGTAAGTAAAACCATCTGCGCCTAGAGCTTCTCGCACACCTACTGTAAAGTCGCCCTCATTTTCGGTAGCCCCAAAATCCCAAGCCCTAACTTGTTTCACTACATCCGCAGGCAAAGCATCAACAATTTGAATATTGTCGGGCTTAAAAAAACCGCCTGCTGGCGGTGATGGCATTTGTCGGTACTGCCCGGCAAATACATATGGTGCTGCTTGCTCCATTAGCCTCAATTTTTGGATATTGTGTTTTGCTGGCCACAGTGCGGATCCGTCTTCCTGAATAGCTGAAAGACATAGATGCTCCCACACTTCACCGTTACCACCAGCTACAGGAACGCCGTCTTTTCTATCACCTAGCAACCATCCAGCTAAATCATCTTCATGAAGTCGCTGCATAATCACAATGATCGGCGTATCTGGCGAGTTAGTACGCGATTCGAGTGTGTTCTGAAACCAATCAATTACCCCTTCTCGAATAGTTTTTGATGAAGCTTCATGTGCTTTATGTGGGTCATCAATAATAATGCAGCCACCAAAGCCTTTACGAAGTTTTCCTGCACCAAAACCAGTAATCGTACCGCCTGTACCTGTCGCATAGCAGACACCGCCTTGAGAAGTTCTCCAGAAGTCTTTAGCCTTACTATCATCACGCAATGTAAGCTCAGGAAAGACTTTTCTATACGCCTCTTCTTGTACAAGAGTTCGTATTTGGAAGGCATTATTTGCGGCAAGCATTGCCGAGTAACTGATATGAATAAACTCACAGTCTGGATTCTTACCAAAACACCAAGCCATGAAATTAATTACAGCAATTTCAGTTTTAGAATATCGTGGTGGAACGTTAATAATTAACCGCTTTATCTCTCCGCGATAAACTTTCATTAAAGCTTCGCAGATTTCTAAGTGGTGCCAATTTTGCATCCATTTATAACCACGGCGCTCCTTAAACATGTACCTTGTGAAGAAATATAAATCTTCTTGCGCCTCGATCCGGATGGCTTTATCCCGAGCCGCATCAGTACTCATCTAAGACTTCCCTCCGCGCTTTTAAGTAATCTTCCATTGGAACTGGAATTTCTGAATTAACTGTTTGGACTGGTCCGCCGTCTTTGCCTGTAATTTCTTGGCGATTAGTAAATTGACCACCAATGTCTTTAGCGGCTTGCTCAAGAATTTTTAAGGCTGTTTTGACGTTTCTAGTCTTCTCAAGTTGTCTTTGGTATTGCTTCAATCGGTAGTACTTATTAGCAATTGGAATATCAATTAAGCCTTTATCAAACTCATCTCTGGTTTTTTCAAATAGTTCGACATACTTTTTGCTTAAGTTCTTACCAGCAACCTTTGTAGGGTCATAAGTTGCAACTTGAACACGATCTATATCAACGCCAAACTCTTGTTTTACGAGTTCAGCCACTTCTTGAGGTGTATCACGACAAGCAAGAGACTGAACTATAAAGATTTTCACAGGCTCTTTTAGTGTCGCCATAACTTCCTCATCGTATAACTACGTATAACAAAATGGGCAAAAAAAAGAGCCATTAGGCTCAATTGATTACACAGTTGCCGCAGCATTTTGAAATATCAAGATTCGAAACAAACGGCGGATTTTTTGCGACTTCAATAAGTCGCTTAACATTTTTGCTTGGTCCATAACGTTTAACTACGCCAATAAACTCTTCAACGTCATGACCAGCAAGATAGTGCTTAGGAAGACCAGAACTATCGCTATAAACAATTTCTCCGTCCTCGTCTCTCATCACTCCAATGTGGTAAAGCTCATGTTCAAGTAAGTAACAGAACTCTGTATCGTTTGCACGCTCACAGAAAGAAGCGTCGACAGTTATTAAATAAGTAGGTACAAAACCAAACCAATCACGCATCTGTTGCTCTTGTCGAGCTTTACGCCAGCCACCAACATTGAACATGACTTTTTCGCACTGGCCTAACACCATAGCTTGCTTGCTTTTATATGCAGAAGAGGCCCACGCGAATGCTAAAAACTCGTCATTATCATGAAGCAGCTCAGCAATATGATCATGATCTGGATTATAAATAGGACCCCCAATAGTTAAGTAATTAGCCACAACCCATTTTTTTAAGTCCGGTGCTGGTGTTAGTCTAATTGCTTCCTCTTCTTCAGCTTGATCAATAAAATCAGTCGGTGGAAATGGTCTGATCTGCTCCATCTTCAATTCTCGCTAATTCACTTTTTATCCAGTTGATGACATATCCCGACAAAATAGAATCTGGATGAAAGCGCTCTATTTTGTAACCCATCTCTTCAGCATGATCATATCGATTAAGACTCCATGCTTTATTTGACAGCTTTCCACCACGCCCACCAGACCAGGGACCACCCTCAATTTCAATGAGCAAACGCAATTTCACTATATGAAAATCAAAGCGCCAGTGTTTGGTATGGATCGGCTGAAACTTACTTTCAAATCCAATCGCCAAATCCTCAAGCTCTTCCTTAAGTGTTGCCTCAGCCTCGAGATATTTTTGCTTCGCCTTAGGCAATGGCCGGCTTTTAGGTTTAGTTTTAGGTTCTTTTTTCCGAGTAAGCCAAAAGTATTCTGTAGAATCCATTATTCTTACCCATAAAAAAAACCGCCCTTAGGCGGTGGCTAAACTCACAGGCAATATAGTATTACTTCTTAAAAGTTGCCTTATAAAGCTTTGAATTAAAGTAATCCGTAATTTCTTTACCTTCGTTTTGAATTTTTTCCTCATTTAAGGGTAAAAAATCTAATTCAAATTTCAAGCTCATATACTCTGGAATAAACTTCTTTATAGGCGGAGGTGGTTTAGGTCCACCTTCTGTAATTTTTTCGATTAATCCAGCTAACCATAAAATATACTCACCTTCTGAATTATGAGGAGGAATCAAACTAACATCTATTTTTACTTTACATTCATCTAATGGTCTACTAAACAATTCAACAAAATCAATAAAATTATATTTTAATTTAAATTCTGTTCCCTTAATTTCTCTGCGTATACATGTCATAAGTAAGTTCATATTTTCAATACAGTCATGTGAAAACAATTCCTCATCTTTAATTTTGTTATAAATATTTTCCGCAAACATGAGATACTGTGTCATTTCAGCAGCTCCTCATTTTTATAAAGTATTTTTCTTAAGGTAGTCCTATTATAACAATGTTGCAACAAGAAATTTTCCATTTTTAGTTTAAGAAAATTTTAAAAATTATAAAAACGATTATATTCAATAAATTAGTACAAATAAAAGCTATGGAAGTTTGATCTTTCTATTGAGCTTTAAAATGGATTATTGTGTTTAAATCATCAATTTAAAAAGCTTGCCTAGTAGGCAAGCTCCCCCTTTTTTTTGATATTTGCGCTGATCAATAAGGTTTAGTGTTACTTAAAGCAACACACTGATAATACTGAAATATTTAAAAATAAAAAAGCCCACCGATTGGCGAGCTCTTAAATTCATTCTGGCGATTACTTTACATTTCGCCCATTTTAGAAATCTTTATACTCAAGTGTATACCCAACTGTCAAGCGTAAGTTTCTTGACTATCAGGAAGTTCAAAACGGAATGATCGAGAAATACGCGTTCTAATTTCATTTTCCCATTCAGCAACGATTGATTCTCCAAACAGCTCAAATTTCTGATAACTCTTTATATAAGCTGTTTTGGTTGCATCAATGCCAGCAATATTCATTTTCTCTTTCAACGTATATGGTCGTTTTCCAGTACCATTACATTTTTCACAAAACCTTGCCCCATTTGGAAAGCCATTTAAACCAAATGTCTCAATTTTACCCAACCCTTGGCAGACTCCACACATAGCCTTAACAAAAACATGGCCACGCAAAATAATCTCAGCCATACCTTTTGCCAGATTAGTAAGATCACCTTGGGCATTAGTAGGGGTAAATTTTTTCTTTACCATTTCTTTATGAATCTCTACCGCTAATTTATTTCGCGCTCTGAAAAAATTACCTGATTTAATCTCACCACGAACAAACTCAACCTTGCCCGGAATATCTTCAATACGGCGTTCAGTTTGAAAATTAAAGTCATACTTACTGTAAAAAGTTTCAGTCTGTTTTTGTGCTGGGGTAATTATTGCGATTCGCTCAAAATCAACCTTTTCAATCAAGACAGTGGCCCAAAGCTTTGCAGCTGGCGATAACAGCGCTAATTCACCTAAAACTACATCTTTAGAAATTTTCTTACCTTCAGCTTTGCCTTGAGCAATAGCAAGGCGAAGTAACTCAATAAAATCAAACTTTTCAACCAACATAATCGCCTTCCTATTTACCCTTAATTAATAATTCAATTTGCTTTAATGCCATACCGGATTTCACTTGCTCTGTGCTGAACCGTAAAACTGTAAAACCCATCATTGCTGCGGAGTTGTATTTCTCCATATCCCCTAAATAGCCCTTACCTCTTGTGTGACGGCCTCCGCTCCAGATCCCGCCTTCTACCTCAATCAAAATCTTTGAACCCTTTATTAAAAAATCTGCTCTCCATTTGCGTTCAGGATGGAACTTATATTCCTGTTCAAATCCAATCTTGCATGCTCTTAAATGCGTTGCCAGAACCACTTCACCCACACTTGGTTGTCTGGCAACTTGCTTTGCTGAACGGCGCTTTTTATTTTTCTTTATGGGAAATAACTTGCGGTATTCAGCAATGCTGACTGATGACATCAAGCACCACCTTTGAGCACTTGCTCTATAGCTTTAAGGGTTCGAATCATTGCCATTTGTAGAAATTCATGATTGCCGCGCATGTCTTCTTCAACATACTGCAAAGCATATTGAGTCTCTTTTAATGCCCCATCTAAACGCTTTTGCAGCTCCTCCACTTTCGCTTGTTGTTCTTTTTGAATCTCCCAAGCCCACTTTCCAGATTTACCCTCAAACTCACTCATGGCTGGCTCCTTTTTCTGCATCACACATTTCACATTTATCTATATGCCCCCACCCATCATCTCGAATGAAGCCAAACCCCTTACAAGCCTTACATTTGACTTTCTTTTTCTCACCCACCAAGAAATATCGATCTTTCTGGTTGTAGGTAATATCAATAGAACCTGAGTAATAGCGCCTTAACGCCCCATCAATATGAAATTCGTGTGGACCTACACAAAACATCCACCCCGAATCCCCGCCGCACTTTGTAAACCATGTGAAATATGCTTCTCTCCATTTCACATAACGGCCAGACAGATGAGGAGTCAACAATTCAATTAAACGTGCTCTAAGCATCTCCATGCTTGCTGACATATCTCCATAGTGATATTCAAGATCGTAGCTATACTCGCCTGTGTTATATCTAGTTGGCATGAGATTCACCGCCTCCGTATATTGATTCGTGGTCGCGGATAGCAGTCATCACACGCTTAATTGAAATGGAACCATCTGGAATGAAGTCGCAAAAATCATCAAGAAAGCTCAATCTCCCATTTCCCACCATGCGAACATGCGTGTAACCAACATGCTTATCTGTCGTAATGAATGCAGGCGTTAGCTTCTCAACTCCACCTAAATCGCTGATGATTTTCAAAGACTCCACCAGACGTTTAAGCTCAACCAAATCTACAAAATACTTCTCACGATCTGCTGGGCTGATTTCTACACTTTGACCACATTGGAACTCATAACCCTCGTTCCATTCAGTTGCGTTATCGGGTGCTGAATCTACGATTTCCTTCGCGTATTGCAGTCCTTTATCTCTAATCAATTTAGATGCTTTCATGCATTCGCCCCATCAATTAGCTGAAGAATATTTCTAGGTATTGGCATACCTTCACGGCGGCACATCTCAGCGTATTCGTGCGGATTGTCGAAAGGATCTGGACCTAATTCTTTTGCAAGCTCAGGCTCTTTTTCTTTTGCCTCAAGTTTTTGAACTGGTGCAGGTTTACGACCATTGATTTTTAATCTTTCCATCAATGATTTGAGATGCTTTTGAGCCTCGTCATTGCTCACAGGAACGTGTTTAGGTTCTTTGTGTTCTAGTTGTAGCGGTGGAGCGTAAAACTCTTGCTGACGACCTTTCAATTGAGCTTTAGCCACCATCACGTTATAGGTTCCGAAGAAATTATCTTGAGCTGCTCGCATTTGGCCGGCTTCGATCAAATACATCACTTCGTCTAATGCATATTTTGTAATTTGTGTAATAACCACGGTACTGTCAGTCGTAAACTTACATGCACGTGACCAAGCTTCCTCTGGAGACATCCAACTTTCACCAATACACCAGGTGCGAAACTCAGCAAATGACGGCATAAAACGTCCACCTGCTGTAAGTAATCGAGCAAGTGCGTTGTTAAATTGGTTTTGTTGAACGCCAACCAGTGTTTTAAGTGCGATTTGCTCAACCACTGACAGAGGAATTGCACTTTCGCCTGTTGCTGGAAATTGCTTATTGAACTGAGCAGCGTAAACAGTGCGAAGAGAAGCGATTAATTGACGCACTTCGTTCAAGGTAATCTCATGCATGACCTACCTCCTCAATCATTGGAAACTTTTTTGCTGGGGTTACATCCACGATTTGAGATTCGCTCTGTTCTTCAAAAAGATTAGCGAAGTAACCCGACTCTTGTGGTTTTTGACCGGTTGAAGTGATTTGCTCTTGTTTCTTGCGGTTTGCAGCAACTTGTTTCTCGTTGTTTTGAACCCAAGAGAACCACTTAACCAACCAGATGCTTGGTGTATTCAACGAACTTGATTCGTTTGCAAAGTACCAGTCACCGAAATTTTGAATCATGGTTCTCAAGTCGATTTCAGGTACCGAAACAAATCTTTGTTGAGCAAGTGAAATGAAATCGTATTGAAACTCGCTGTATTCAGAAATGAATTCACGCATTGAGTAACGCTTGTGATCATCGATCTGATACTGAGCAAATTGGATTGGTGTAAATTGCGAATTTTCTTCACGCGCATTACTACTACTATCTATATATTGGTTATCGGTTAACGGTTTATGGTTAAGGTTTTTTTGGCTTTCACTTTCAGAACCCAAAATTAACCCACTGGGTTTTTGTGGGTTTTCAGAATTAACCGAGTCGCCTTCACTTTGGTTTTCTTTTGGTTTTTCCTTACGTGGACGCCCACCTTTCTTACCATTTTCACGATTTTTATCCCCTACTTTTTGATAAGCGGCGATTTCTGAATCACAACGTTTGTTGTGAAACCCGTCTTCCTCTTCCACAAAAAACTCTTGCAGCACAATTAATACTGCATCCCTTTCTTCTTGGGTATTTGCACGTAACCGACGAAAAACCGACTGGGTTTCTTTGGGTAATGGTTTTTCATTCAAATAATAAAAATCGAGAGCACGGCGATAAAAGCACTCTTCAACTGGGCTAAGGTGCGCTGTAGCAACCATAAAGTCGCTGATATGGTGGAGATATTTATACATCAGTGACTGCTCCTAATTTTACAAGACCGCGCATTTCCAACTGACGAATAATTCTTGGAGGAATAAATTCGTTGTTGATTTTGTAGCGAATACGAGACTTTTCTTTCACCTGAATTAGTTTGTGCCCATTCTCCATGAGACGGCGAACTGCTATAGCCTGCCCCCCCCATATGGGTTAATTCTTCAAGTTGATAAAATCTTTCCTGAGCCTCAATTGCGGCATTCATAACTGAAAGTGGCATAGCTGCTAATTCTTTAGCCGAATAGATCTTTACTGGTTGTTCCAGTGGAATTACCACCTCTAGCGGTGTGGTGGAAACGGAAATATCCTGTTTTCTTCTTACTGCATATCTCACTTTTCACCACCCTTTGGCTTAACATAGCCTCCAAAAGAATCAACCAAACACGCCTTGGTTAAGCTGGTTACAATCTGCTGTGCTAACCACTGCGTTATGCGAAATTGACGAGCCATAGCCTCTGAAAATTCAACTTTGGTTACCGCCGCATTATTTTCGTCATAACCTTTGTTACGTAAATTTTGCTTTTTCACCTCAAATAGGTGTCCAAGTACTCGCAATGCAGGTTCATAAAAAGATTGGATTTCACTTTGCTGACGAGAAACTTTGATTTGCTGTGTAAAGCTGTTCATGACACCTCCGCTAATGCTTGCTCAGCGCTTGTTAGTCGGCGTTTAGCGTTAAGTTCTGCAACTGTTGCGTGGCGAATCTGGCTTTTATGGATTGGTCCACAAGCACCAGAGGAGATAACCTTTACTCGAAACAAATCATTCGTGTACTTGTAGTCAATGATTTCAAGCAAGTGATCTTTGGAGCCTTGCGGTGTAAGCACAACCACATCGCCTACTAAAAAATCTTGCGAGTTGAGTTCGATTGGTTGTTCTGATAAATTGTTTTGCATATTTCATGGGTTCCTAAATTTGTGAATGCGAAACCACTCCTGTTACAGCAGGTAGTGGTTTTTTAATACCCGAATTCCGCTAAGCGTGGAGCTATAGACGCAAACTGGTAGTCGTTAATATCTGCCGAGTGAGTAATCTGCATACGAGCTAAGAAGAAGATTGCTTCCACAAATTTTTTGTCGTAACACTCATAGCTTTCCGGAATAACTTTCAATCCAAGTTTGTCCAAAATTACGCAAAGTGTTTCAAGATCGGTCAAGCCATTGTTTTTCTTATCATTTTTAAACTTAGACACCCACGGGCCATCAAAGCCAATTTCCTCTCCAAGTGCCGCGTTTACCACACCTCCAAGAGATTGCAATATGAGCGAATGTGTATTTCTAGCTCTTGCACTTAATTCAATTGATACTCTGCTCATAGAAACTCCGCTATTTAGGGCGACCAACTTTTAAAAGGGTCTCTTTTTTAACTTTGCCGTTTGATTTTTTTTCAATGGTTTCACAGTAGTTAGTGGTGCCAGAGAATTCTGTATGAGGGAGTGCATCTTTTTTAATCCACTTGTACAGAGCTCTTGGTGTCAAATCTATCCACTGAGCAACCTGATAAACGCCACCAGCGTCTTCAATACAGGACTTAAGGTTCATTTAAACCACCACTTATGAACTAATAGTTCAACTTTAACAAGAACTGATAATTCTTTCAATCTCTTTTATTATGAACTTAAGGTTCACTGGTAATATTTTTATGACTGATCACAGAATTGATTTTGCAAAGCGCTTAAACGAAGCTCTTGATGAGATGGCTATTCCTGTTCGTGGTCGAGCAGTTTTACTTGCTTCTAAATTTGAAGTTTCTGCAAAAGCAGCTGGTAAATGGCTTAACGGTGAATCTATTCCAGAAATGACTAAGCTTATTGATATTGCGTTATGGCTTGGTAAGGGGGTTGAATGGCTTTTAACAGGGAGTGAGAGATCGACTTTAAAAGAAAATGGCAGAATTACTGATTTAGAAATCCTAACTTATGAGGATGGAGACCCAATCCCAGATGGATATATGGCGATTGATTTTTATGATGATGTTTATGCAAGTGCTGGAGGTGGTTATTTGAATATCGAACAACCAAGTGCAGTAAAAATGTTATTCCCAATAAATGAATTAAGAAAATATGATGTAAAACCTGAATATGCAAAAGTATTTATAGTTGATGGTGAAAGTATGGTTCCAGACCTTTATCCTGGTCAAAGAATATCAATCGACACCTCAGCAAAGAAGATATATGACGGTGAGATCTATGCCTTTTTAAAAGGTGATGAATTAAAAGTTAAGATTTTATTTGATTGGGATGAAATGGGGAAAGGAGGCTTTAAAGCTGTTTCACGGAATCCTGATAAAGTACGTTTTCCCGATGAATACTATTCACCCGCTCGGATAGAGGCAGATAATATACAAATTGTCGGTCAATACTGGTGGAAAGCAGAAGGCCGAAGAGTTAGAAGATAATATTAAAATGAACCGAAACCCACCTTAATGGTGGGTTTTCTTTTGTAAAAAATAATTTAAAAGAATTATTAGTTTATAAAAATGTACTTTTGGTTCTTTACATAACTGAACTTTTGGTTCATCATTATCTCACAGACAACAAAAAAAGCACACCGACCGCTAAATCTGATGTGCTTTTTCAAACTGCGAGATCAATTATGAACGTAAAAGTTAACTCATTCAACTCATTTGCATTTGTCAGCATGGCTGCTCTTGCAATCTCTGGTGGTTCTTTAGTTGCTTGCCAATTGCAACCAGCTTTCCAAACAAAAGAAGCACCTACTCTTTTTACACCTAAAACTCAACCAAGTACTTACGGCGTTTTAACCGCGAAAATCACAGGTAAACATTCTGGCGTTGCCGTAATCAAATTAGATAGTTTCCGTTTAAACGTTAGCTTTGATTTTGAAGCCCATCCAGACAGTTACGGCGTTCCGGGTTCTGAATTCACTGCTGTTGAAATTACTCAACTCACAGTAAATGAAATTACTGATGTTAATGGTAAGTCATATAACGATTTCACCGAATTTGAAGACATCCGAAACATCAATGGCCTTCTAAAAGGCTTCATCGAACGTAACAAGTTGTTGGAGGCTTAAAGATGACTAATTTCAAAAAACACCCTGACGGCTACAAGTCATTTTTAGGCCGTGATGATAAGGGCCTCTACTCTGTCCGCATTGGCTGGCAAGTGTACGCATCTAATGCTAATGGCTCAGTTCTTTACAAGGTGAAGGACTCAGTTAAGACACCTTTGGACGTTGAAAAGTTCCAAACTGACTATCCAAAAGTTTGGAATGAACTCACACAAGAAATCGACTTCCAACGCAGAAAGCAGCTCGCAATAAAGCTACGTGAAACAAACATCCCTACACGTGACCGCAAAGCTTATAAAACTAAGCGCGGCTTCACTGGCTCAAGATAAGGATAATAAAATGGCTCTACCGATTATTACTGCTGACCAAACTTTATTGGTTCAAGCAATTATTGTGTACCTATACGCGGATCCGGGTTTAGGTAAATCATCGATGGGCTTTACTGCGGAAAAAGCAATTTCTTTTGACTTTGACCGTGGTGCTCACCGTACTGGTGAATTACGTCGAGGTGCGGTTGTACAGGTTCAACAATGGAGTGATGTTGCAAACCTTACTCCGCAGGACTTAGCACCATATAAAACCGTAGTCATTGATACCGTGGGTGCAATGCTTGAATGCATTAAAACCCATCTATTGCTAACTGCTAATAACCGTCAAAAAGATGGCTCTTTAAAGTTAAAGGCTCAAGGTTTAGCGAACCAAACTTTTAAGCAATACATCAATACTTTGATCAGTTTAGGTAAAGATGTTGTTTTCATTGCACACGCATCAGAAGATCAAAACGGTGATCAAATTATTTACCGACCAGATCTAGGTGGTAAAAACCGTAACGAGCTTTACCGTATTGCAGATGTCATGGGTTATCTAACAACTGTTACTACTGGTGAAGGTAAAAATGCCCGCGTTATTAATTTCAAACCTTCGCCTACACATCATGCGAAAAACTCAGGTGCTTTAGGCGGTGAAACCGGTGAAGTATGGGTGCCTGATCTTAAAGCACACCCTACTTTCTTGGCTGACCTGATTACTCAAGCTAAAGATCACATTAACACCTTAACGCCTGCACAACTTGCAGCAGCTAAAGCCCAAGAAGAGCTAGAAAACTGGAAACAAAGCTGTGAAGAAGCTGAGCATGCAGGTGACCTTAATCAATTAACTGAGTCGCTTGATAAAGAACACATGTATTACCAGAACATGCGCCAAACAATGTTAATGAGAGCTAAAGCATTGAATTGCACGTTTGATAAGCAACGTGGCACTTGGATTAGTCCACCAGAATTTAACGGTATCTCAGATCAACAAAGAGATGAACTTCAAAACTTCATAGCTGAACGCGGCCTAGACGTGAAAACAGTTTGTGAACACTTCGGCATAGATGCCCTTATCCAAATTGAAGAGGCAAAACTACCAGCAGTTAAACAAGACATTGAAACATTAGCTAAAACGGGGATGACAGCATGAAAATACTAAATAAAGTTGAAGCTAAACTTGCTTGGGCCAACGGTGAATTACTTTTAGTAAATAATACTGAGCGTAATGGCTGGGAGCCATTTAACCCTTATGACTTTGGCTTTGATGTTTTTGATAAATTCGAATTTCAATTAAAGCCTAGAACTATTTTTATTGGCGAATTTGAGGTACCTGAACCATTAAAAGAAGCGCCTGCTAAAGGTTCTACTTGCTCTTACCCAAGTCCAACTGTTGAATTAGGTGTGCAGCAGTTTAAGTGGAATGGTTCAAAAGGACAATTACGCATGCTTCAGCATGGCCAAGTCCACTCAAGTTTTGATAATGCTTTTGCTCATTGCTGCGCGATTATTAAAGTCAGTGGTGGTGAGTTTGCTGAAGATATGCTCAAACTTCTGAACAAGCCAACTGATGAAGTTGAAGAAGAAAAGCCTTTAGAAAATGAAGTTGAGAAATCACCTCAGGTTAATACTGAAAAAACAGTAATTGAAGAGCCTACTAAAGATTTAAAAGAGGATCTCGATAGTGCAATTGTTGTTACTGAGGGGCCTTATGTTTCATCATCCGAGGATCTATTAGTTCCAGAAACTAACGAGCCTAAAGTAGATCCAGAATATCAGCAAACCCTAGATACTCTTCTACAGCGTGTAAAAGAGTCAAAAACACCTGCAGAAGTAAATGCGGTTTATCGTTATACCCGCAAATGGGATGACGAACAAATGAAGCCTATCCTTCTCGCCACTCACAAACGTCTTGAAGAGCTAGAAAAAGAACAGGCATCTGCGAATGAGCCACCCTCTTTAATGGTTCAGATCCAGAACGCACCAGACCTTACAACGCTAGATGCTTTGGAAATAGACGTGGCTGCACGAGACCCGCAGATTCAACCGAAGCTAATGGGGTATGTGAGAAAACGCCGCTATGAATTAGAGAATCCTACACCTACCCAACCTGAAGCTGATCCTGATTATCTATTAGTGGACGGTTACTAGAATGAAAGACCAATTCAAGAAAGTGAATAACAAGCACTTACTTGGTTTTACTAATTACTTGCACTTGCTGGGCTTTGTAATAGTCCAGCAAGGGTTAAACCAAGCAATGCTTTTAACGAAACATTATGCCGTACCAGTAGCTTGGCGCCGCATAACAATAGACTACAACAACCGGTTAAATAAACCCGCTCAGCAGCTTTATAAAGAGTTTGTTGAGTGGACTAAAGAAGAATATTTGAGGGCTCAAAAATGGAAGTAAGAATTAAGTCTGTAAATGGCCCCAGCCCTTTACCAGCAAATTTACAAATGGATGTTGTTTATAAAGCTGTTCGCATAGATGCCAATCGAATGAAAGTAACTTGTGATGATGGTCAAGTGATTACAACAAGCATTTCAAAATCTGGTTATTTGGGCGATTGGGGTGAATGGGAAATTTTAAGTGAGGATTCTCAACAATGAGCAAAGTTATTGGTGAAGTTAATTTGAGCCCTAGCAGTATTGAAGGTACTCCGGATCAGGTAGCTGTTCATATTTTTGAAAAAATCATTTGTCCAAGTACTGAAGAGCTTCTCAAAAACAATCCGGAAGCTGCAAAAGTTTTTGCATATCACATTTTTGGTTTAGCACTGTCTCAACTAGCAGAGTTTCATTCAACCAAAAGTCTAGATAAAGCTGTAACCGTTACTCTTCACAACCTTTTGCGTCAATTGAAGAAAGAACGTAATGAGTTGAGGAGCTAATGGATGAGTGAAGTAAAAGTTAAAACATGTGATTTTTGTGATGATGGAAATGGTGAATGCATTTTCCCCTATTACGGCCTTGCCCCTCATATTCACACAAAGCCAATTGGCGGCACTGTATTTCTAGACGGGTCATTACCTGAAAACTTCTGTCCTGATGGGGATGGTTTAGGCATGTATACACATTGTCTGAATTGCGGGGGTGACGGCACCTATGAGGGTACTCAATTAGAAGTTAAAGCGGAAAGTAAGGAGGAGTAAATGTTAAAAGATCTGAGAAATCTATCTGATGCAGAGCAACAAGAATATTTGGATCGCTTCATAATGGCTAATGAAGAACAGAAGTTCCCTCAAGAGGTTGTGGCACTTTATTTAGATTGCTCGCCTTGGACATTAGCTAGAATGCGTTGTGATCAATCATCACTGCCTTTCTCGAAAATTGGAAGACGTGTTTCATATAAAAAGAAGGACGTTTTGAAGTATGAGCAAAGCAAGACTGTGCTTAATACAGCACAGCTTGCAACAGTTTAAGGCGGTTAGACCGCCTTTATTTCTTTTAATCTTTCTGCCCATACAGATTGGTAATTAAAGCAATCAATCTTACCTTGATACACCGCTTCAATCATGTTCATTGAAGCTCTTAATTCCTCATCTGGAATTTGAACATAACCACCTGTCACATCAATTCTTGGTTTAGCCGTGTGATTAAGAAGTCTTTTTGTCACATAAATATTAAATCTTAAAAGGTTGCATATAGTGGCAAATGTACGACGGAAATCATGCATTGAAACGTAATAGTCAACTTCCTTACCCACTCTATTCAATAATGTATCTACCTTAGTTGCATGCATATTCCACGAAGTAGGCATCTTAGTAGCTGGGAAAACCCAATCGTTTTCTCTTAATAACCAA